TCAAACCACCTGGAGAGAACCAAGGATCGTTAGTGTTATCAGTACGAGCACAAAGACCAGCAACGTCACCATTCAATGGAACGAAACGATATACGTCATTGTAACGATCATATTGGTATTTGTAACCAGAATCCATTACAGCGTATGAAGTGCTTGGTAGCGCATCACGGTATGCTTTGATAGCAGTAGTAGCAGTAGAACCAGCGCCAGTGATAACTTCACCAGTACTAGTATTCTGTGGAGACACAAACGCTACGCAGTCAAGACGTGTTTCGCAGATGTTAGAGATAACATAGTTAGCAACAGTAGAAGTTGCAGCACCAACTGGAATCAAAGAGATGTCGTAAGTTGCGTCATCAGCAAATAATGCCCATGCGTTCATTACGTTAGCATCAGAAACTGCTAGATCATCAACACCACCAGATAGTGAGCGTGTAATAGGAGCAGATAAGTTAACAAAAGTTTTTGCAGCAGCAACAGTACCCCAGTTTGTTCCAACTGTAGGATGATCCATCCAGTAAACATACTTAGATTCAGTGTTAACTACGTTTTTATAGTAGCTAGTTGAACCATTTGAAGACTTAGCATCAGATGCTTTAGATAGGTAAGCAAACTTTTCTAGTACACTACCTGGAGTACCTGTCCACAAACCATTTTCATCGACAACGATTACGTGAACTTCATCTAGAGTACCACCAACGCTAGTAGCATAGGTAGAAGTACCTGGAGCAGTATTAAAATTATCTTTGTAAGCCCAAGTAGAGAAACCTATTGAGTCACAGATAGAAACTAATAGAGAGTTACCTAGAGCACCTGGATACTTAGCAGCAAATTCACCAACAGTGCCAGCACCATTAGCAAAAGAGTTGATATAGTCAGTGCTGTTATTAATCTTAACACCACCAGTTGTAATAGCAGCAGTAAAAGTAGCACCAGTACCAGCACCGCCAGAAATTGTAACTGTAGGAGCAGTAGTATAACCAGTACCAGCATTGGTAATAGTTAAACCAGTAACTGTAGAAGCAGCAATAGTAACTGAACCGATAGTAGCACCAGTACCAGAACCTACGTTACCAATAGTGGCAGTAGGAGCAGAAGTGTAACCTGAACCAGCAGTAACAATAACTACAGCAGTAATTACACCGCTAGAAACTGTAAGTGTACCAGTAGCAGTAACACCACCAGCAAGCTGTGGTGCGCTAAAAGTAATAGTTGGGGATGTGTAACTAGTACCACCAGCAGAAACAGTTGCCGCAGTAACAGCACCGCCAGAAATAGCAACAGTACCAGTAGCAGTAATACCACCAGAAATATCAGGTGCGCTAAAAGTTGCTGTTGGAATTGATGTATAACCAGAGCCAGCAGCACCTAATGTAACAGAAGTAACAGTACCAGACAAAGTAGATACAGCATTACGTGCAGCTGTTGCATCAGCACGAGCAACTAATAGTGCGTTTGTATAAGATAGGAAGTTTGCTGCAGTAAAGAAAGATTTAAAGTTTTCGTCAACTGGCTTACCGAAGATAGAAACGAGTTCATTCTCTGAGGTAACCTGAGTTGGGGACATAACTGGACCCCATTGGAAAGCACCAGCAAAAGCACCACGACTAGTAGATACTGCTGGAACGATCGCTGAAAAATCTTTTTCTACGACTGCAACGCCTGGAGATAATTGGAAAGGCATTGTAATTCTCCTTGTTAATAAGTTTTACTTTTAGACAGAAATCTTGTCTACCATTTATTTAGTTTTTCTTGGTTTTCTCAAAAATTCAATGGTTCTTTATCGCCATTTCCATCATCATAGAACCCAAAAGGAGTAAGTTCATCCTCAATTGCTTGAATCTGCTTTTCATACATAATAGTTCTTAGGTTTATGTTATTTAGGTCTTTAAAATACGGCTGAGTTGTCAACCAACCGAAAAGAACTAATGGCATAACCAAGTCATCATGATACCCCTCATCTGCTTCATATGATCCTTTTTTCTCAATAAAAGTAGAGATCTCAGAGATCGTATCCGCATCAGTGATTAATAATTTATTTTCTTCGACTAAAGACTTAAAGTTGTGACATCCAATTCGTTTAATCTTTTTATCGGTATTGACACCCAGTTGAGTTTTACCCCCACCGAAGCCAGCACCGACATACTGCCCATTTGTCTGACGATTAACAAACAGGATATTTTCATATTCTAGTTCATTATACAAGATATGGGCAACTTGTTCGCTTACGTTTATCTCTAGCAAGAGATATGCTTGATTATATTCGTTACCTATTTTGTATAGGACATTAGGATATAACAAAGGACTAATGTTGTTACTTCTATATTTTGCAACAATTTTATACGGAGACTCAGTAATATCAATTACTTGGAATGCTGAATAGTCACCACCAACACCTTTAGCAACGTCAGCTACAATACAATAAGTATGACCAGCCGATGGTCTAGCATAAACATCCAATCCATCTTTTTCATGGATTCTTGGATCTATTGGCATCTTAGCGATAACGTCAGCAGAGATTAAAGTTAAACTGGAACCAAGGAATTTACATGCAACCTCTTGGTTATATTTAAGTTCACCAAGCATTGCTTTCTGTTCAGCTGCCCACTTATCATCACGACCTGGGATTTCCCAATAAGGAATAAACAATGGCGTAAACCCATTACGACCATTCTCAGCATCATTCCAGTATTTCCAAAAGTGATTATAACCAAGTGGCGTAGAACTTAGTAGAATCTTTGTTGTTTCACCAGCAGAAATAGTTGGGTAAACTGAAGTAAAGAATTCTTCTGCTACGTTGTTTGGAATAATTGCTGTCTCATCAACATATAACAAGTTAACAGATTTACCACGAATACCAGAAGCTGAAGTAGCAGCAGTAAATACTTTTGATTTATTTTCTAATTCGATATCGCCTTTGTTCCAAGTAACAACACCTTGTTGCATCCACTGAGGAAGCAATTCATACATAGTTTGATATCGATTTAAAACTTCTCTTGCAGCAGTTGCTTTGTTTGCCAAGATGGCTACAGTCTTACTGGCTTGAAATAAAGTATACCATAAGATATAAGCAGCAGAAGTAGTCGTCTTACCTTGCTGACGACCTTCCATAAGAATGATACGTCTATTATTATGGATTACATGTAACTTATTCTTCTGGCAATCATATAACTTGAACAGTTGTAAACCATGATCAAGCGTAACAATATAACAATAATTTTCAATAAAGTAAATATAATCTTGGGAACACTTTATATACTCTTGAATATTGTCTGGAGTAAAATCAACTTGTACACCAGCAGCTTTTAAGTTCGAATTCGAATTATATATTTCAGCCAATTATAATCCTTCGCCAGTCCACTGTTCCGAAGTAACTGTTACGGTAGTAATATCACCTTGAGCCACATATGCTCGGTTTGCGCCAGTTGATTCGTTTTGTCCAATGTTGGCATTAACTTCAGTAATAATACCTTGACCAGAAACTGGACCGAATAGATTAAGTTTCATTTGGAAATTTAACGTATGAGTAACGAACCTTCTATCTTGAAAGTTACCATCATACTCATCAACAACACTTACGCTCTCTAATATAATAGGAACGTCCATTGTGATACCCATCTCAGGAACTACGTTTACTGCTAATGTATATTCTGGAGTAAACGTGGGCAGAATTTGCTCAATAATTTGTAGCCCATCTTCTTGAGTTTTCGTCAAGATATAAAGTGAGATATCCACATTATATGGAACTGGCGTATACACAGTTGGCTTTGTGCTATTATCCACATCAGTTTTAATTTGTTGCATACGATTCAACTTACGAGAAGAATCATATGCGTAACTATTAATTTCAAAAGACATCCTTGGCAAAGAAATCATAGTTACGTTATTTTCTAAATCAGGTTGTTGATCTAAACGAACTAACCACTTTTCTTTTGGCGCATAAGAAAGTGGAACTTGCAAACGCTGAATAGTAGTACCAGCAACAGAGTCGCCTTGTTTGCGATCAATATAAATGTCGCTGAATAACCGACCAAAAGCCACAATGGCTTTTCTTATAGAACCATGGTAATAAACATTTCCATTAAGCATTGTTTATTTCTCCGAATGGATTCTGTTCATCAAAGTTAATAACATCAGTGGCTGCGTCTTTGAACGAATCATTCTCGCCAAAGCCATCAGAGGATTTCTTAATATCAATATCAAGAGTAGTTGTCGCTTGAGCACCAGTACCGCCACCGCCAATAAAAGAAACAACTGGGGCAGTTTGATAACCAGTACCAGCATTCGTAATAGTTACGCCAGTAATCTTATTAAGATTAGTTCCAGATGTTCCCCTAATTGCTGTTGCTGTGGCACCAATACCAGTAGAACTCGTAAAGGTAACTGTTGGAACAGAAGTATATCCTGAACCACTATTTGTCATTGTAATGGTTGCCACTCTACCGTGAATATTTCTAGTTGTATTAGTGCTGAATGTCTTAAGAGATTCAAATGTATCAATCTCAGCGATACCTGTATCGATTCTTTCTGAAGAATACTGGAACAGTTCAACTTGAAGTTTGTAAACATATAGTTTACCAAGTTGATAGAATGGGTCTTGATGTTGAACAAATTTAAGTTCAAACAAACTGCCAGTCAGCGGGAAATAAATTAAGTCACCTTCATTCGGGCGAGAAGGTATTTGTGTTTGACCATAACGACCAACTAATTGATTCCAACGTCTACGAGCAACCACCAGAGTTGCAGACTGTTCAATCATTAAACCAAACTTCTGTATAAACGCACCTTGCCCACCAAAAGAGTCTACGTTCTCAAAATACATTTCAATAGGAAATGCAGTTTTAAATTGAGAAAGACGATCTTCGCCGAGAACATTATCTTTAGATACTAAAGATCTTGGAATGTAAAAAACTTCATTACCATAAATCTTTAACGATTCAATGATAATATCTTCAATCAGGTACTGTTCGTTTTGAGTTCCCTGAGAAAAATATACATTTGTTGTAGACATTTTATCCTAAGAAGAATTCTAGAGGAGCAGATTTATTTTGCAGTTCGTCTTCTAAGATTTGAATTTCAGTCATGGCTTCAGCATATAACTTATCACCATCTAATGTTACGCCACCTGGAAGTTGAAGACCTGTAAATTTCTTTAGGTTAGTGCCCCATTGACGTTTGAATTGAGCAGTAGTATAACGCTTGATCCAGTTTTCATTCCATACTTTAGAGAACTCAGCTGGATCTAAAGCACGATATGCATACACAATAATGTAATCACCGAATGATACATCAGACTGCCAGTTAATATCTAGATACAAACGATTTTGTAAACGATTGAAACGATATAGCGTATGACCATTTAACTCTAAGTCTAATAGAGCCAAGTGAGACATAACAGTTTTAAAGTAAATGATTGATGTAGAAGTTAAATCATACAAATCATTTAAGCGTAATTGATACTGTAAGTCGAAGATATTCTTTGAAGAAGATGCTTGACCAATACTTTGAACTTTAGTTACACCATAAACAGCGTCAGGGATGTCTACATATTTCTTATCGTACTCACCAAGAACGCAAGGAGTGCCTGAACCAAGAGTTGCAGTAAGTGCGCCACTGGTAATAGTTTCACCAGCAACGAAAGTGCCAACTACGTTCTTAACAATCAAGGTGTTACCAGAAGAAATTGTATCATTCTCTCTAGTAACAGTTGCCATTGCGCCAGAAGTAGAACCAACTAATGGTTGTTCTAGACCAAATGAAGCAGCATTACCTGTAGTAATAGTTAGTCTAGATGCTTTAATTTGACACTTAAGATAAATCTGTTCAATACCCTCGTAGTGGTATAGACGCCAGTAATCTAGAGCCTGATCAATACGATCTTCTAACTGATCATCATCTACGTTGATCTCCAAAACTGGAGCACCTAGATCTCTGAGGCAGTATTGCTTTAGACTCTCTCTACTTGTTGGGATTGCCATTTAATTATACCTTGAACAGTATTGCGTTACCATCAATTACTGCAGTTCCACTTGCCGCAGTTGCGAATATAGTTAATGTACCAGAAGAAATTGAAGCGGTAAATGTAGTATTAGTTGCAGCAGTTTGAACTTCACCACCATTTAAGTAATTTTCAGATAAGGTTACGTTTGTTCCATCATGAACAAAGAACAATTTAAGAATACGATAAGCAGTAGCATTAACAACTTGAATTGTCAACTCACCAGAACGGTAAGTAGCAGTTGGGATAGCCAACATAGCAGTTGCAGTAGTGCTAGAAGTAGTACCACCAAACGCACGTCTTGTTACAAATCCATCCTCAGTTTGCCAACCAGTTGCAGCACCCCAAAGGATAGTCTTATCAGCAGCACCTTTAAGAGTAATACCACCACCCTCAGCAGTAACATCAGTAGGAGTACCAACAGAACCCAATTCAATATTTTTATCATCAACTGTTAAAGTAGTTGAATTTACAGTAGTTGTTGTACCATTAACTGTTAAGTTACCAGTAATAACTACGTTAGCATTATTAATCGTGGCAGTACCAGTTGCTGCGCCAATAGAAAGGGTAGTTGCTGCGCCACCGATATTTAACGTAGTGGCAACAGTATTGAATAAGTTTTGAGTAGTTTGAGTACCAAGAACAGTACCAGTCGCTTCTAGCAAACGAGATCTATTCATGCCTGCAACTTTAACTGCTGCAGTACCAGCTGCGTCTTCAGCAAAGAATTCTAATTCGCCATTAGAAGCACCAGCAGAAGTTTCTGCTTGGATATATGTAAACTTATCTACAGAAGAAACACCACCAAGTGAAGACCAAGAACCAGAAGAATAACCTTCAAATCCAACTGTATCCGTATTATAACGAACCATACCAGTCGCAGGAGAACCTGGACGTTGAGCAGTAGTACCAACTGGTAGCAACCAGTGGCTAGTGCCAGTGGCAGTTAGAATATTAAGACCAGTAAACGAAGTAACTGTTGCACCAAGAGCAACAGCAGTAGAACCGATAGTAACTTGGCCAGCAGCCCAAGTAGGAGCATAACCAGCACCAGCTGATTGTAAGAACGTACCTGATGCACCAGCAGTAATGAAAGTAGATAAGCCAGTATCAGACTGGATAATCAACTGACCAGCAGAACCGCCAGCAATGTTAGTTGCAGTAACCGCAGTAGTGGCAACACCAGTAGTTAGAGAAGAAGCATTAACCCAAACTGGAGAACCTGTACCACCAGAAACTAGAACCTGACCAGAAGTACCTGCGGCAGAAAGTCCTAAACCAGATGCGCCAGAATATGCAACAGCACCAGCAACACCAGTTAATGAAGATCCAGTACCACCATACGCCAAACCAACTGCAGTACCAGTCCAAACAGAACCAGTACTAAATGTTTTATTTAGAGCAGTCTGCGAAGTAGTGGTGTTCAGCATAATGGCTGCACCGCCACCAGTCACCCCATCATGAAGTCGTAATGTTTTTACATCAGTATCGACAGAAATCTCACCATTAGCTCCAGTAAACGCATTGTTCTGGGTAGTAGTTCCTCGTCTAAATTGTACTTGGGTTGCCATTTTGAATTTCCTCTATTTTTGTATATTTATGCTTGCGCTTCAGACCAGAATAAGTTTACTGAAACAGTTGCTGCATTGGTTGAAGAAAGATTTCTAACAACTACTGCTAAAACGTCTGGACCATCTGGATAGTTAGAATAACCACCAATAGCAGAGTTTGTTAGTTCTTTCAACTGTGATAAGTCAATCTCGGCGAAACCATTTGGCTGACCAAGGGTTGAAAAGTTTTGTTCGCCTGGAGTTGCTGCAGTTGAAGTACTAGTAGAAATCTGAGCGAAAGAAGGTTGTGAGCCGAGCGCAGTAGTATTAACAGCAGTCCAAGTTAATGAAGACGCATCAATATTACCTGGATTCAAAATACCATATACCTGCACAGACTGGTCTGACTGAACTTGTAGTTTTTGTAGCAACAGTTGTGAACGATTGATAAGATCTCGATCACCGAATGCTCCAGCAATTGAGTTAGAAACAGATGGAGCCAAACGCAAGAAGAACTGAGTTTCAGAAGAATTTGCTGGGATAGAGTTACCAATACCAGCGTAGTTAAAGTAGTAACCACGGTCAGAGTCGAAACCACCATCCATGATATAAGAAGAACCCCAGTGGTTAACAATAGGTGCGCAAGTACAAGTAATTAAAGTTACTGCGGTATACCCATTACCAACAGCATGACTTGCTGCTGCGCCACCAGAGAATGTCTTGTTAGAACCACCTACGAACATCGTGAATGATGCGCCACGGGTCAAACCAGTTAAGGTATTACCTGCTTTACCTGTATAGGTAATATATTCATGATCGACAAGAATAGTTCCACCAGTGGCTGGGAAACGAGACGCATCATTTAATACAATTGAAGTAACAGAACTATTCATTGCTGTTGCTAAACGATCTCGGGCAGATTCATTGATCGCTTGATAACGAACTGCGCTGTTACCAGTACGCATATACGCTTCATCGTTCACGTTATTTTGTTTCATACGGTGAACAGGAATCATATTACCATCTGGACCACGTAGCATAAAGTCAATAAAACCAGCACCATACCAAGAGAATGAAATTCCCAACATTTGCATCTTGTTCAAGTTTACCGCATATCCAGAAATACCAGTACCATCAATCTTGTCAAAGTTAAATTGAGATTGTGGAACACGCTGGTCGATAACTTGAGCAATCTTAATACCTGAAGAGTTATTAACACCACGATACTCTGGGTTAATGGTCATGGTAGTATCATCGGTAATAGAACCAACACGATATGTCATACCACGAATAACGATTGAGTCACCAGCTTTTAATTGTTGAGTAAAACGAGTTGATGAACCAGTAATTGATTGTGACCCAGCAGTTACAGAAATAAATCCTGACAACTGATAAGTTGCTGAACGCTTAACAACTGCTAATTCTTGTCCATCATATTCCCAGAATAGTCCGTTTTGATCGTCAAATGCGCCAACACGAGTTGATGCGCCGATCCAGTTTTTAACAGTAACACGTGGAAGGTTAGTAATAACAGCAGAAGTGCCACCAAGAGTAGCCTGAGCAGAAACAGTAAATGTAGATTCATTAACAATAGAAACTACACCATATATACCATTATAACCAGAAGTAACAACACCTGCAATTTCAATAGTACAACCAGCCTGAAGACCATGGTCAATTTCAGTGGATACTGTAATTACTGAACCAACAGTAGTAGCTGCAGCAGAAATTTGGTCAAGATTTAAAACTGGGTTAAACAAAACACCAGAAGTCCAAAGAATACCTTTACCTGATTGGTAACGCATATACTTTTTAGTTTGACGAGAAACGGATGCGCCATGAGAAGGTAGGAATGTACCTAAGTTAACACCACCATCAAATGGTCTATGTTGAACGAATGCATCAGAACGAGTATAAGTTGTAGCAACAATGCTAGAGTTTTGTACTGCACCACCAACTCGGGCAGTGAACGTAAATGTATTTGCAGTTGGCACAGACTCAATAAAGAAGTTACCACCCATTAATGCGTGGTTTGTTCCACTAGAAGTAACCACGTTAACAATTGGTGAGCCAGCAATCAAACCATGATTTGCTGAACAAGTAACTGTAATAACAGATGGCGATGCTGCGTTAGAAGAATAACCAGTAATTGGTAATCCAGAACCAGCATAGAAACCACCACGTCGTGCGTAAGTAGATTGATTATAGACAGAAGTTCCATTTACACCAACAATACCTTTAGCAAAGTAAGTAAAAGTAGTTGAAGATGGAACAGTATTAATAACGAATGACCCCTCAGAACGAGCAGCAGTAGCAACACCTGCGCAACCAAAGATAATAACTGGAGTTGCAACAGAAAGTCCGTGATCTTGTGAACAAGTAACAGTCATAACAGATGGGTTACCACCATCTGATGTAATGTTGGTAATAAACAAATCAAGACCTGGTTTTTCGTAGATACCTGGAATACCACGGATATCTGTATAGTTCTGCCACTTAGTAGGCTGTAAACCGTATTCAAAGTCAGCGTCAATTAATGATTGGGGATTAGCAACACGTTGACGTTCAATGGCATCAACACCGAAACCATATGGACGAACAATGTTACCAACATATTTTGGAGCATCAGAGTAAATAGCAAGTTTATCGCTTGATAGCATTGTTGAAGTATCAGCTGCAAAAACAACAGTAGTTACACCGACTTGCTCAGAGTACTGAGAAGTACCACCCATGAAAGTAGTATCTAATGGATCATACGAAATTGTGCCATTCTTTGTTGGGTCACCAATAGCGTAGATGTTTGTTTGCTGAGTTTTATTCGCAATAATCAAAAGTTGTGTTAAGTCAACTTTACCAGGAAACTTAACTGTCCCTGATCCCGCTATGTTTGGTGAGAAAATATATTTTTCAACTAACTGACGTGCCATGTTATATCCTTAGAATCCGAAAATAATTGAGTAACCAAGATAATCTGATTTTACAGATTGGTCAAGGTTAGAAATAGAGACAATACCGTCTAATCGCAATACACCCATATCGTATGTTAATGGGACTGAGCCACCGACTGCTCCGAGGTCTTCTGTTGCAATAATATTAGAATCATACACATAACCAAGATCTGATGTTGCTTGCGCTGCGAAAACTGCAGAAGAACCAGAAGTACCAGTATATCCAATAGATATACCACCACTTGTATTAGTAATCTGAATAAATGAACCACCAGTAATACGATTCATGGTAAATCCATTTGAGGAGTTACCGATTAGAATTTGACCAATCTCTGGTAGAGTTGTTTGACCAGTACCACCCTGAGCAATACCTAATTGAGTAGTAAGGGTCAATGAACTTAGAGTTGTTGCACCAGCACTCAGTGTGCCAGATAAAGTAGTATTGCCAGTAACACCTAATGTTCCGCCAATAGTTGTATTACCAGTAATCCCCATAGTTGAGGAGAATGTACCTGTCGTGCCAGTAATTCCAGCTGCAACAATATTAGCAAGGGTACCAGTAATTACTTCAGAAGTATTGGTAGTGTTTAATAAGAAACGAATATCACCAGTTGCTTGTTTGTAACCAATAAAACCATATCTGTTAGCACTAGAATAATAATTAAATTCTAGACCACGATCTTTACTATCATTAGTAGTTAATACAGCACCACCAGTTCCAGTACCAATTCTAATAATTGGATCAACAATAGCAGTTACTGTTGAGTTAATCGTTTGAGTAGTACCATTAAGTGTAATATTTCCAGTTACAGTTAATGATCCACTAATTGTTGTATTACCAGTAACACCTAATGTTCCGCCAACAGTTGTATCGCCAGTAACACCTAATGTTCCACCAACAGTTGCATTACCAGTTAGTGCTAATGTTGCGCCAGTAAAACCACCTGCTCCAAGCGCAAGACTAGAACCTGAGATTATGTTTGTTAGATTTGCGCGAAGAGTCTGGTGACCACCAGCAGTAGAACCATCATGAACACGCAATGAATTATTAGTTGTGTCAAGTGTAAGTTCTCCCGCTGCACCAGTAAAGGTGTTATGTTGGGTAGCTGTTCCACGTCTAACTTGTAATTGAATTGCCATGTATTATTCTCTTATACGATTGAACCATGATCTTGCATGGTCATAACTGTTTCAGTGATATACCCAAAGTCGTAGGGGACAACACCTGCAGCGGTAGAACCACTGGCACCGATAACATCAACAGTACCATCTCCCGCAACCGATAAACCACTACCAATTTTAATACCACCAAGGACTGAAACCGATGCTACTGGGAGAGTATAATCCCCACCACCGCCACCAGAAACCGTAGTCCACTGAACACCACTACCAGTCGATGTTAATACTTGACCATTAGTACCAGTTCCACCACCAGCAGTTAATGAACCAGTAATTACTGGACTATTTAGTGTTTTATTAGTTAGTGTTTGAGAACCAGTATTTGTTGTTACAACTGAGGTGTCTACAGAAATAGTTCCAGTTGTAGTAATTGCACCACCAGTAGAACTTGTTAGACCAGTACCTGCTGAGATAGAAGTTACTGTTCCAGAACCACCACCTGAGGCTGTAGAACTAATAACGCCATTACCATCAATGGTGATAGTTGAACCATCAACTTTAACAGCGCCAAGTGCGCCAGTAGTTGCAGTTGGTAATCTTGCAGCTGCGATAGTACCAGTAAGGTTACTTGCTGCTAAAGAACCAGAAAGAGTCGTTGCGCTGAATGTTCCAGTCAACGCTAAAGTAGTTGTTCCTGAATTCCAGTTTAAAGCAGTAAGTGGGCTAACAGCAGTAGTTGAACTTGCATAATATGTTAGGTTACCAGCAGTACCTGTATTTACAGTACCTGAACCAGCACCACCGCCACCACCTGTAGAACTAATAATGCCATCAGCATCAATAGTAACAGTAGTTCCATCAACTCTCACCGCACCAAGATTCGATGTAGATGCTTTTGGTAAGTTAGAAGATTGGATAGTTCCAACGATATTACCAGCAGTAACAGAACCAGCTGATCCAGTAATAGAACCAATAATTGTGTTTGTTACTGTTAAATTAGTAAGTGTTCCAACAGATGTTAAACTTGAATTAGTTACGTTTGCAGCTAAAGTAGAACCAGTTAATTGGCCAGCTGCTGCAGCACCAACTGCGGCAACAGCAGAAATTACACCATCAGTGATAGTAATAGAAGTGCCGTCAATCTTAACACCACCAATTGCTCCTGTTGTGGCAATTGGTAATCTAGCAGAACCAAGAGTTCCACTAGAGATATTTGAAGCATTGGTTGTATCAGTCGTTGCTGAAGTAGCAAGACCAGTAATTTTACTTCCTGCTAAACTTGTAATCCAAGCAGGATTAGCATATGCTACTGATGTATAGACACCATTAGTGACAGAACCAGCATTACCAGTTACTGAACCAGCAATAGGATTAGTGACAGTAAGGTCAACTAAAGTACCAACAGCTGTTAAACTAGAATTTACTACGTTGGAAGCAAGAGTAGTGCCAGTTAGTGCTGCAGCAGGTGCTTGTAAACCAGATTGATTAACAGAAATAATACCAGTAGAAATACCGATAGTAGTTCCATCAATTTTAACACCACCAAGCTGAGTGGCAGTTGCTGTTGCTAAACCAATAGTTCCGCTTGTATTTGTTAAACCAGATGTTCCAACTGCTGGAATTATTACACCACCAAGAGTTGTAGTATTTGCAGCTGGTAAAGTGTAAGAACTTAATGTTGCCCAAGAAGCATTTGTGCCATCTGTTGTTAGATATTTACCAGAATTACCAGTCTGGGATGGCAAAGAAGTGCCACTGCCAGTTAGTAGGTTTGTTCCAACGCCATTTGCTGTTGCAGTAATATCAATATAAGCACCACGAGCACTACCACCTTGCTCAAAGAAACGAATTCTGTTTTGCCAAATGTCAATTGTTACACCAGTACCAGCTATTGTGTTATTGGTTTGTGGTTTTGCGAGAAGGATTTCACCACCCTCATCGCCTTGTGAATTTAAACTCTTAAGATATCCTGTAAAAGCACCATCACCTGTTATAGTACCAGTAATTGAAGGTGTTGTAAGAGTTGGGCTAGTAAGGGTTTTATTTGTTAGTGTCTGAGTGTCAGTTAATGTTACAACATCAGGTTTTCCAGACAGACTAGAATATGCGCCATCAAATACTGTAGAAATTGTTCCAGAAGTTACATTTAGACCGCTACCAACAATTACACCACCAAGAGTAGAAGTAGTTGCTTCTGGTAATGTATATGAAGCAGGAAGAGATGCCCAAGCAACACCAGTACCTGTTGATTTTAAGTATTGTCCATTAGTTCCTACTGATGAACCAGCAGAAAGTGTTCCTGTTAAAACAGAATTTCCTAGAGAAGCTGCAGTTAAAGTTTTGTTTGTTAGGGTTTGTGTAGTACTTGTATCTACTAATAATTTACGACCAGACCCAGTTCCAACTGTAAGTATACCGAATGCAGTATCATAAACAATAGAACCTGTATCAGTCTGAGAAGGAGAAGCTGATGTTGGTACTACTAATGTACCATTGGCGAGTGATACTGAGCCACCATTAATACTTGGAGTATTAAGAGTAGGGCTAGTAAGGGTTTTGTTTGTTAGAGTTTGTGTTGCTGTTAGTGTAACTGTGGCAGAGTTATACGCAGCAAAGGATTGGATGTTATTAGAAGCATTTTTGAAATACAGTAAGCCATCAGCATAGTTTAATGCCAATTCACCGTAATCCAAGTCAGTCGTTTCTGGGGCTTTGCCCAAGACGGACGACTTCTTGAGTAAGACTTTATTACTCATCCATATTCCTAAAAAGGTTATCTGGGGATAAGAATCCCCAGTGTTATACTATATTTAGTTAGTACGTACCACCATCAATTTGGAAACCATCCAAAGTTGATGTTGCAGCCCCAGCACCAGTAATATTACCAGAAGCAGTAATAGTACCACTTGCACTAATAGTTGTAAACGCACCAGTATTAGCAGTAGAAGCACCGATTGGAGTATTGTTAATACTACCAGTAGTGATTACTGCACCCTGAATTGTTTTATTAGTTAATGTATCAGTAGTAGCACGACCAACTAAAGTATCAGTAGAAGTTGGAAGTGTTAATGTACCAGTGTTAACGATTGTTGCGATAACTGGAGCAGTTAGAGTTTTATTAGTTAATGTCTCTGTGCCAGCTAAAGTAGAAAGAGTACCAGTAACAGGTAATGTTAATGTAGTATTAGCAGTTGCAGTTAATGCAATAGTATATGCGCCGATAGTGCTTAAACTGCCACCAAGAGTGATAGTTTTAGATCCGTTATTTACACCAGTACCACCATATGTTGGTCCAACGATACTACCTTGCCAAGTACCAGTAGCGATAGTACCAAGAGTAGTAATAGACGCTTGACCAACATAACTTGAAGAGATATCAATTGCATCAGCAGAGATAGAAATACGATCTGTAGTTCCAACTGCGTTTAGAGTATTACCAGACTTAGTTAAACCATCACCAGCGATAACAGAACCAGCACCAGAGAACTGAACGAAAGTAATCGGTGTAGTACCGATAGTAATAGAACCTACGTTAGTACATACATAACCATTGTTTGCGCCAACAGTACCTTCTTCAACGAAAGTAAATGCACCTGGAGTAATTTCACTGTTTTCATCAGCATCAGTTGAACGAGTTAATACCCAGTTTGTAGAAGCAGTACCAACAGTAGTAACTTTATAGAAACCATTCTGTAAAGCAGTTGTTTGGTCTTTAACTAAAACACGTTCACCAACAGTAAGAACTCTACTATCAATAGTAATTGCAGCTTGAGTGCCAGAGTTAGTAAGAGTTGCGCCAACACCAGAAGTTCCGTTAGCATATGTTGCATTTAAGTTACCAGTTGTAGTAACGATAACTGAATCTTTAACATCGAGACCAGTTTTAACTGCGTCAACGTAGTTCTTAGTAGCTGCATCGCTTGACTGAGTAGGTTCAGCAACAGAAGTGATACGCTTGTTAGCAACGTCAACAGTACCAGTACCAGTTGGAACTAAGTTTACGCTGTTGTTACCAGATGCGGCATTAACAGTCATATTGCCAGAAGTGGCAGTAATGCTAGTTGCTAGAGCAGCACCAAGAGTTGGGGTTACTAGAGTTGGGCTATTTGAGAATACTAGAACACCAGTACCTGTTTCATCAGAGATAACACCAGCAAGTTCTGCAGAAGTAGTAGAAGCAAATACGCTTAGTTTATTCGCTACATAAGCAACAGTACCACCAGCACCGAAAGCAACAGTAGAAGTATCAGTACCAGTTAATGTTAGTGTATTGCTTGCAGTAAGAGTTTTACCGTTAGCAATTGCCAATGTACCAGTTGTTGAACTGATTGTTAAACCATTAATACTTGTGGCAGTAGCAACACCAAGAGTTGGAGTTACTAGAGTTGGGCTGCTAATTGTTGGGCTAGTGGCAAATACGAAAGCGCCAGTACCAGTTGCTCCAGTAGCAGTAACACCTTCAACTGTAGGGTGACCAGTAATTGTTGGAGCAGAGATAGTTGGGCTAGTACCGAATACTAGAGCACCAGAACCTGTCTCGTCAGAAACCGCAGTCGCCAACTCAGCAGATGTCATAGTAATGGTGTTAGAACCAAAACTAATTGTCTTGTTAGTTAGTGTATCAGTTGTATTCTTACCAACTAAAGTATCAGTTGCAGCTGGTAAAGTTAAAGTAGTAGAACCAGCAGCTGAAGAAGCTACAACAGTTGTAGTGCCTGTAGTACCATTAAAGATCGCACCAGCAGAACCAATAACTGGAGTAGTTAATGCTGGACTTGTTAATGTCTTATTAGTAAGTGTTTGGGTACCAGTTAAAGTAACAACACTTGAATCGATACTAAAGTCAACTGCGTTATTAGTAACAGTTGAAGTAATACCAGTCCCACCAGTAAATGTTAGCGTATCAGTTAATAGAGCAACAGTATCTGTGCCAGAATCACCAGCAATACTTAAAGAAGTTGCAAGAGAAACTGTGCTCGCTGCAGTTAGTTGACCTTGCGCATTAACAGTGAATGTTGGGATTGCGCTAGAAGAACCATAACTACCTGCAGTAACAGCAGTATTAGTAATAGAAACTGTAGAAGAATTTCCACCATCAGAGTTAGTGATAGTAATACCAGTACCAGCAGTAACTGCACCACCGACTAAGTCGTAGATATATTCAGCAAGACTATCAACAGTTCCGTTGATGTATACGTTGTTTAATACTAATTTACCAGTACCATTTGGGGTAATGTTAATATTACCATTGGTATCAGTTGATGATAGAGTGTTACCAGTTAATTGGGTATTACCAACTTTCCAAGTATCGATCGTACCAGTTGCAGAAAGAACTGGAATTGATGATTGGTTAGTTGTTAGTGTACCAGCAGTAGAAGCGTCAATTAAACCAGTATAGTAAGTACCACCGATTACATAGTGGTTAGCAGCATTACCTGAGGTCTCTGACCCCATACCGATGTAAAGACGATTACCACCTGCACCACCAAAGGCTGAATACGCTAATTCACCAGCGCCAAGCGTCGCTGGGTTTCCTGAAACCGATGAGCGTTTTATTCTAATTATTGATGCCATCTTTTATTCTCCGATTAAAATTCGCCACCTTCCATATTCTGCGCATCAAGCGTAGTGGAAGCTGTCCATTTATTTGTGTTTGTTTTGTAAACTAGTATGGACCCGTTTACTTTACCGTAAGTAGTGACATCGACATCGGCGATGTTTGACATTGATTCAACCACAGCTGGCGCAGCTAAGTTTGTCGATGAAAGTGTAAGAACACCTTCCGAAACTGCTACCGATAATGCTTGGTCTGGGGTTACTACTGCTATTGTATCTGCCATTATATTTGTGTTATTTGTGGGGTTATAGTTACGATACCCTCAACCACTCTGGTCTTTGCGCCAGCTGCCGAGGTGATCTCCACGTCATATAGCCATCTCCCTGCAGGGATGACTGAAGAATTTGAAGCGGATAGTTGGAGTCTGACTTTACCGTTGGCTGCATCATAGACTGATGCGGTAAATGCGTATACCGTGGATGAACTGTAGGACTTTCTCATCTGAGAAGCTACAGTATACCCACTTAAATTCAGAGGTTGTCCGTTGGTCGAACTCACAGTAATTATGTTACTGTAATCACTCCCAGCGTCCACAAAAAGATTGCTAATAGTAGCCATTGACCCATCCTAAACACTATTCTTATACCTCTTTATTTATAAGATACGGAAGTTGGGATTTGCAGGATTAAATTGCAGTGATTGGGATAATCTTTTTGGCTTTGCGAGTATTTTCTGGCTTGCCATTAACCCACCAGAAAATATCTTTACGATCTTGTCTTAATGGACCATCAATATACATTGGAACTAATCCCGTGATTGCTTCAATGGCAGTTGCAAACATTACGATATTATCACTATACGCATTATTGCAAGACGCTTCCCATAAGGGTCCAGTCAAAAAGAAACAAGCACCTTGACAAATATGTAAAACTGGACATTTTGAACACTCATCTCGGTCGCTCCAATGTGTACCAGTTTTTACTTCTACATTGGCTAAATCAGAAACATGCCCAATATGATGTGATATCCCAGAAGGATTTAAAGAACTAGTAGAAACATTCTGACAAGTTAATACATTACCGTTTAAATCAATAGCAATATTTTCTTGTAAATCCATGCCACACTTTTGGGTTAAGGATTCTTTCCTGGTTCCCAGTTGTATACTATTAATAAAGGACTTAACTTTTTGATTAATAGATGCAAATCTATTAACACTACCATCACGTAACTCATTATAAGAAATATTTCTAAATTTTAGCTCTTCTTCTTCATCGTTTAGAGAAGCAGACAATCCACCCTCGTCATAAGCATCAATAAATGTACCTTCACCAATGACCAAGAACTTTAAGTAATCTTCACCTAGTGTTGTTTTAATTAAATCTACAAAATATGATTCAATATTAGCTCGACTAATATTTTTATTATTAATCATAGAATTAAAACTCATTCTACCTTCTGGAGCAAGAAGTTCAAATGCGTACATAATACCTTCTTTACTTAGGGTATTTTCTAATGGATCTGGTCCACGCACAAATTGTCCTGGACCATCATGCGAAACTGACACATTGAATCCATATTGATATAACCAATCTACTTTTTCTTTATCTAATAAACTACCATTAGTAATAACAGATTTTTGAGCATTTGGATATTGTTCATGTATTTTTTCTGCTAGTGGTTTAAATGTTTTCCAATAAACAAAAGGTTCCCCACCCCAAAATTCGAATGCTCTATTTAAACCAAGTCCGTCATCGCCACCATCAAACCATGTTTTCATATTAATAACAAATGGCTCTACATCTGATGAGTTAGTAGATTCTTCAGCATGTGGGACAAATCTTTGATTACAATAATCACACTCAAAATTACAGGATAATCCTAGTTGAATTTTAACTCGTTTTGGTTTTTTACTTTTTTGAATTTTTACTTGATTCTGTTGAGATGTATTAATTTGTGTATTAATTATCGGAGTCCCATCTTCCCACTGTAAAGTACTGTGAGTAGAATCATATATGATGGTTTTCTGTTCTTGCGTGACAGGGTTTAGTGCGCTAATATTAAATACAGTCATTATATCCTCAAAATGTTGTCTGGGGTTTTAATAACCCCAGAACATATATATCTCAAATTTTAAAACGCTTATACTACTGGTACAGTAAAATTAGCAATACCAGTAAATTTTCTATGTCCAGCTTTAACCCTAACAGTTTCACCAGCTTCTAATCCTGTTGCAAACAATGTAAAGGAACCAAGACCATTAGTTAGTTTAACTCTTGTTTTATTCAACATACCGTAAACTTGTTCTAGATAGACTTCGTCAATAAATGTATCTGTTTGAACATTGACAACAATGCTACCATCCGCAGAAATCGTTGTTTGATCTGAAGATAATGTTATTGGTGACATTAAATCCTGAACTGATAAATCTTCAGTTACAAATGCAGCTGAAGATGGTCCTTCTATTTCATATTCAATACCTGGATTAATAACAAGTCTAACAGTACATTTTGTAAAATCATCTGAAGAATCTGAAACAAAAATTTCATACAAGCCATTATAATGTGCAGAAGTAGGATTCATAAACGCTGCTGGCTTATTCAATAAACTATTACCAAATATATCAACTAAAAAACGCTCAGCCACGTCAAAAGGTGAATACACATTTTCATCACTAATATTTACTAATGGTTCATCAGCCGTCATTAGTCTACCCCAAAGAGTTTGATCTACAAATCCAGGCTTTTTCTGAAGTTCTGATAATTTTATAATATCCCAGATAACTACAACATCTTTAGTGTCAGAAAATTCTAAAATATCTGGATTAATGATATTAGGTTCAATTGAATGTATTTTTATTTCTATCTGTGATGGAGTTATTTCTACCCAATATTTAATAGTACCTTGTTTATTTTGGATTAATTGAGAAACACGATTATTTCCCACGTTGACGATGCGTGCCATTTTTAGTTTCCTTATTAGCAATTACAGTTGCAATTGCAGTTATAATTGAATCTCTCAGTAGTGATTCGAACTGTACCACCTTGATCTTGAAGGTTGTGTCGAATACCATTGGTGTTGCCGCAATTAGCGGAGACGTTGGCTTCACCAACACCACCAGGACGACAGTTACCAACGTTGGTAGTGCCACCGCCAGAGATACAGGTTCCATCAGTGGAAGTTGCTTCAAAAAATGGACCATAGTTACCCAAGTTATTTGAGAACTGACTCAATGCAGTTGGTCTACTTTGGACTCCAGACCAATCAACAGTGCCAGCAGAACCAGAAATGTTAGTAACAATAACAGCACCAGTATTACCCTGAACAGAAGTGACAGGAACTGAAACAATAACAGCACCAGTATTACCCTGAACAGAAGTGACAGCAGCAGCGATAGTTGGGTTACCTGCAGCACCATCGCCATTAGTAACAGTAATACCAGTACCAGCAGTAATAGTTCTTAGAGCAGCAGTATTAGCAGCAGTCTTAACATAAACACCAGAAGTGCCAACAAGAGCACCGATAGCAGATAAGTCACCATCAAAAGGTTGAACGTCAGTACCAAGGACTAAGCCAAGAGTACTACGAGCAGTGGCTGCATCGGCATCATCGATAAGAGTGCGACCATACGCTGAAAGAGTAGTTGTAGTAGCTGTTCCAGCACCACTAAAGTATGGCAATGCGTTAGCAGCAGAAGTAACACCAGCAATAGCAGCTAAATCAGCGTCATATGCTTGAACATCAGTGCCAATAACAACACCCAAGTTAGTTCTAGCAGCAGAAGCAGTAGTAGCACCAGTACCACCAGCAGCAACACCCAAAGTAGATGTTAGAGCAGTAGCGGTAGAAGCATTACCAGAAAGAGCAGCAGTAATAGTACCAGCAGCAAAGTTACCAGAAGCATCGCGAGCAACGATAGTAGATGCTGTATTTGCAGTGGCAGAATTCATGCCGTCTAGTAAGTCAGCGTCTAGACCAGAGCCAGAACCGTCGACGGTAACAAGTTTGGCTAGAACGTCAGCTGCAGTGTAGCTGGCAGCAGTCTGGCCAAGTGCAATCTGAGTGGATATATTTGAGAAGTTTGCGTCAACTTCAGCATTGGTAAGAGGACTACCTTTGGTAGATCTTAGCGTTAGTGATGGAGCAGTTATAGATGCCATTTAAGTTTCCTTAGTCAGTCTTATTTAGTAGATACAAGCTGTAGAAGTAGCTTTTTAATATCCGATAATTCGTTCTTTATGTTATTTATGTCTTCTGTATGTTGAGAAATTTCAGCTTCTCGGGATTCAGCTTTCCTCTTTCTATCGAGGTATTCTTCATATTCAGTTCTATTATTATTTAGGATTGCGCCAGTAGCTGTATCTCGAACTAGACTGGCGTGACCCTCAACTTTCAAAAATTGATTCATTATGGACAAGCAATAACTCTAAAGTCTTTAACAATAGGAACTGCTGCGCTATTAGTAGAATTCATGACAATTTTTACCTTGATCGTATCGAAAGAAGACATGCCCGTCAAAGTATACGCAATATCACTAAACTCATACTTACCATTATCTACTTTAGTTACAATTCCATCTGGGATCATCAGAGTATATTTAGTATTATCTAACTGAGCCGAATCACCAGTACAAGTCTTATAATAAACAGAAACATCAGCTTCAGCTGGTATATTTGCAGCGATCATAACTCGTAGGTAAGTAGAAGCATTGGCGAACTTAATTGGAGTTGTAACATACTTACTTATAGAAGATCCACCAACTGGAGCGATCTCATCAGCGAATAATGTTCTGGCAGTAATAGTAGTACCAGAAACTGAAGACTCACCAGTAAAGGTAGTGTTCAAAGTAAGAGTAGCCGTAGTTCCGTTATCACTAAACGCAGTAACTAAGAAAGTTCCATTATTACCAGAAGTAGTAGCCCCAGAAATAGTAATGTATTTACCAATACCAATGCCAGCCATTGCAGTTCTAACACCAGAAACAGTGGAAGTAATAGTTCCACCAGAAACAAAAGTAAACGCACCAGTAGCATGAGTAAACGCTGTAATATTATCTAGGACAGATACGTTGACATTAGCCTCAGTTGGTTTGTTCAGTTTATTACTAATTGCAATTAAACTTGAGCGAGTGGTATCAATGATTGGTGAAACCGAGTCGTTATCAGTTTCCATTTGAACCGCAAAAGTTAGTGATTTAGCGCCAGCCATTAGAACGCTTTCATTAGTTTCTGAAGCAATCATTCTTGGTGTAAAAAATGTATTATTCTGTTTAACTAAACAAGGAGTAAAACCAGAATCAAGAACATAAGGCGATTGACCTCCATCTACTGCTTTACCAGAAGTAGTTTTAATCTTAAACGATGATTTAGTATCAGAGAATGTTTGTAGTTGGATAGATGGGTTAATCATATCGTACTGAATATTCTTACTTGCTTTTACAAAAGTTCCACCAGTATAACCACTTGTAGTTGCTGCAGTAGAAACGCTAACTGTATATGAATTTGCATCTACGTTACTAATAATTAGAGGTGTATATAGTTCGATCGCTGGAATACCATTGATTGGATTAATATATTGGAAAGCACTACCAGCAGCAACCGCAACGCCAGAATTAGAAGATAGAGTTAGAGAAGTGTTGCTAGCAATAGAAGCAACCTTGCCAATTAATACATCAGCGGAATTATATAAATTTGACCCAACTGCTAATTCAGTAGTAAATGCAGATCCAACACCAGTAACTGTAGTGCTACTTGTTGATGCTGTGATAGTACCAGTCCCAGGATCATTGGCATCTACTGCTAGAATATTAACAGTAGATCCTGCAGTCATACCATGGTCATAATGCCAAACTCTAACTAAAGTAGAACCAGAAGTTGTTTGGAATGGATCAGTATCTAATGTATCATATGGTAGAACGTCATTAATAAATTCAACGTCACCAACAACATTAGTATCAAATACTGCTCTATTGATAGTAAACTTAATATCAGCATTATTATCAGCAGTCCAAGTAGACGCATTCTGAGATAAGAACATTACACCAGCATAAGGTTGAACTGAAATAGTTCTTCCAGATCCAGGAATTGTATCACCCATGTAAGAGATCCAAACATTATAATTATTTGAGTCTGATTGTAGAACGAAACAATACTCAGTGTTATCTTGAACGTAAACTGGACTTTCAAAAGTAAATCTAGTTGGAGTATCGTAACTACGTTTCTGAGTACCATCAGGCATAGTTACAAAGTTTGCAGATAATACCACATCTTCAGCACGTTTAGTGACAACACTAAATGGTAGAATTGATTTTCCAGGAGTGCCATTTACCATCTCACGGATTTGCAAGGTTACTGGTTGAGTGGAATCTTTAGTTCCAAAGAAAACATCAATACTTGTTAAGAATGCACCACCCTTTTGTTCAATTAAGAATGACTGAGCAAGTGGGTCATACCAACCAATAACTGTTCTTCTTCCAGAAGTCTGTGTGATAGTTTGAGAATCTGAAACTTGTTCTTGGACTAATTGAGCATTACGAACTGCGTTAACTGTAGCTTGTCTAGTAGTTAGTGTACCAGTAGCTTCATATGTAGCAATACCACGCGAAGTATAATCGCCAGCATATGTGCTAGTATCTACTAATTTTAATTCTCTAGTTCCTGTTCTAAAACGAACAGATTCTGTATTTGGAATATTAAACAAGAATTCAATATCACCAATGCTACTAGTAACTAATGTTGATGGAGTATTAATAGAAACTACAGTTCCTTGCGCACTAGTAATAGAACCAGATATAGTATCGCCTGTAGTAAATGTACCAATAATATTCAATACACTTAGACAGTAAGCACCAGTTTCATCAAGGTATTTATTTACTACAACAGCAGAAGCAGTTCCTGCATTATTAGTAATAACGTCGCCAGTGTTTAAACATACTTGAGAGTCGCCTTCAATTCTACGTTTTAATTCAGAAGCCTGACCACCTACGTTTGTATTGTAGTCAAAAGTTCCAGAAGTAGGAGTATAGATTAATTTACTAGCAATAGTACAATATTGGCTGATATCTACACCATCAAAATAAGGATAGAATCTAGTTTGTGGTTTTAATTTATGACCTTGAACAAGTAGATTTCTTGAACGAATGTATGGAATTATCGCAGTTGAAACAACACGATCATCAACTTGTTGATAGTCTGTTTTAAGAGCAATTGCAGTATTAACACCAGTTCTTGACTGACCAATTTGTTGCGCAAAAGTTTGATTTAATACAATTCGTGGACGCTCGTCAGTAACCCATGCTGCTGTTTGAATCTGCTCACCCATCCATTCAGTTTGCCACGCATTCCAAACAGTACCAAGAACGCCAGCTTTTTCTGCCATAATTCTAACAGTATCATAGTTACCTTCTACTGCTTGAATAATATCTGGAGCTCGAGCAGTTTCAAACCAATCGTCTGATGGAGGATTGATAGTAACATCACCAAGGAATGTAAATATAGCAAACGGATTAATGTTTTCTAAACGTGATGCATACTGTTGAGTAACAATCGGTGTAGTTGTATATGGTAGAGTAATAATATCACCAGTCAACTGATAGTTGGATGATGCTCTAGCATTAGTAGAAGAATATTTTTCTAGCAAGTTTACATTTTGCATTGTATAGAAAGGGCGTAACTGATTGTTAGCCATGTCAATTGCACAAAAATAATCTAATGATGCTTTATCAGATAAAGAACTTCCAGTAAAATTATCAACAACAAAACCATTTTTCATTCTATCAAGACCAGAAGAATCTTTAATAGACATTGATTGAGTTTCTTGTTCTAGCAATGAAAGTGCAGTGTAATATTCTAAAGTATTAATACGCTTATCAAGATTTCCGATATCACGCATTGTATAGCGTTTGTTATCTATCTTTGTAGTCAAGATATTATCAGGAGTTGTTCCGAACGTAAACGCTTCAAGACTTAGTGTGTATAGTATCATACCCAACGCTGGGTCCGATGGAAGTCCTGGATTTAGCGCAGGCACACCAGCGATATCAAATAATAGACCATTATAGTCTAACGCAATCTTATCTGTTCTCGGTAGGTAATAACTATAATCAGCAGTAACTGATTCACCACGTTTTGGTGTTCCTGAAACGATACCACCAGTTCCAATAAAGTTTTTGGCGCCAACTGATTTATTTGCAACTCTTGGGCGGAAATCTATTGAATCTCTTAAATTAGAAGGAATTTGTTTATAATCAATTCCGCTATATGAATTAACATCAAAGTAATCCCCAGCACCATGTTCAAAATATTGATATGATACTCTGATAGGGTTTGATGGTGCTGCATAAGAAGGTTTTAGAGTTAATGTACCCCAATCATAATGGGTATCTCTTTGGCCATTATCAAACTCATAACGATCTGTAATGTCTACAGTGTATGCGCTTGATGCAGGTGTTGTGCCAAATGCTGCACCTGGAGCCATTGTTACGCTGATTAATTTAAATATATCAGCTTTATCTAAGTATATTACGTTTGCTTGAGCAGCAACAGCAGTTGTGAATGTTTCGGGTGTTGCAGTGGTAAGGGTTTTAGTTTTCTCGAAACCAGAACCATTACGAATAACTGCTGCGATAACACTAATTGAACGACCTGACTGGGCAGACGGAACTGTGATACTTACAGTTGAACCGCTAACACTAATAGCATCTGGGGTAAATATAGTGCCACCTGCTGTAGCATCATTATCAACACAGATATAATTATCAGTTTCAGAAGATGATGCAAAAGTACCAGAAGTGCTTAATGTTAAAGCAGTTCCAGTTGCAGTTTGAGTAAACTTTTGATATGTGTAGAATGTTGTATTATTTGTCCCACCTGATCCTACTGTTCGCATAGATCTAATAGCGCCATTTGGTAAAGGAAACACTAAACTAGCATAATCTGGTTCATAAACCTGAGTTGTAGCCAAGTAAATATTGGCACCAGTAACAGTAATAGTAGTATCTACGGTAAAACTATTTTGAGTTGGTGTATTTGTAACCTTACGATAGTAGCTAGTTCCACCAGATGTGATTAAAACCAAATCGTTTAATTTTAACTCTTGCTGAAAGTTAGTATTAGTTCCAGTAATAGTTGTTCCAGCAGCAGTGACTGAACCAGTAAGCTGTCTAATGTTTGGGCTAATATCAGCAGTAAAGTTTAAATTAGCATCACTTAGAGCAGTATAACCGAAACCCTTAACATCAGAATTAAAAGAATATCCTGGATTCATTTGAATATCAAATAAACCAAGTTTATATATTGAAGAGTACCCAAATGGTAATGTATTATGCCACTCCATGAAACGAGCACGAGCATAACCAATAATAGATCCTTGTGGAGAGCCACGATTAGAAGAACCAGTAATTGAATTATATAATGCAATTTGACCCAGTTCATTAATTGGAGGAAGATTATTTACATTAGTTACTAATACATAATTACCAACTCGAGTATCTACAACTGCTGCTGTAGCTTGATTATATGTTCTTGCTTTCGGAACTGGAATATATGTAATGGCAGTTTTTTCAATTTCATATCCACGAACATATGCCTTTCCTGGCTCAATACCAATGGCTAAGTTAGATTCATCTCCACTTAAATATACGCCACGATTATATGCTGGCGCAGTATCATACTGCCAGTTAACGCCAGTTGCACCTGGACCATCATACGCAGTGCTTGATGTATGAGTTGGTGGAGTTGTAATTGAAGTTGCAGAGTTTAAAGCAGTATATGTAACACCATTATAAACTACAATATCACCGATTAGAAATGCAGTATTAGGAGTCCATGTACCACGATTATTGTTTCTGTGTTCACGGATATCTATTTCAAATCCTCTTACAGTATAGTCTCCAGATTCATCATATGTACGACGAGCCAATTCGTCAGCAAGAAACGAATATTCTGTATTCTGCACAATAGTATTAACAGAACCATCTGTTACACGTATTAATTCAACAAAATTTGAATCTAGAATTGAATCAACTGCAAGTTTCTTTAAAGTTAAATCGATATAAAAACGATGAGCACCTGGAGCAGCATAGTTAAAGCTGTTTTGAGCATTATCAAGTAAACTTTCGTCTTCTTCTGGAGTAACAATTTCTTCAGAAACTACAAGACCAATACGATATGTTGGTGTTGTAGTATACTTGTCAAGAACGATAGTTTGTTTATCAACTAAACAGAAATGACCATTAACGTAGTAAACACCAGAGTTAACAGTTGCAGTTGAACCCTTACCAATAGAGTCACTTGCAGAACCAACTTGAACAGAGTATATGCTGTCTTCGGTAATTAAAACTTCATTAACAGCAAAAGTTTTAGTTGTTTTATTTGTACCAGATTGTAGGTAGGTCAAATATAGTGTAGTTGGATCACTGGCTTCTGCGCTTTGAGTAAGAAGTACTGTGGCTTTTATACCAGTAGTTTGGCCAATTAAAGTTTTACCATTTAAATTATTAAGGAATGTTTCAACAGCAACACCATTATACAAAGAGATTAGTTTTACGTAATCTGTACCAGCTCCAGGTTGAGTTGCGGTAGCAATTGATGCTGCTCCAGGGATAACCATGGCACCCTGTTTAAAAATAGCATCACCATGACGCTTAATTTGATTCTGCAGAATACTCTGCATTTGAGTCATTTCGCGTGCCTGAACCGCAAATGATGGGCGATAGAGAATACGATAAAACTTTTTAGTTTCGTCGTAGTCGTCGTTATACGGTTCGGTATTGAAATCTAGCATTCTTTTACTCTTTAAGTTATTTGTTTATTTATGTTAAAAGTTTATAACAGTTCTCAGAGTCACGTTTTGATCAGCAGTAGGAGTGAACGCTACTTTGTTATCTATGAATAGTAAGTGCCCTGAATATTTATCTGCGGTTGGGGCGGTTACACCTGATGCGGAGAAAGTATTTCCTGCAGCATTAACAAACACGTTACCAACAGCTGGAACTGCATTATCAAGAGATTGTAATAGAACCCCAGTAGTTGTCAAAGCAACAATCCTAAACGTAGGTCCAGTTGCAGAACCTAAGTTTACTTGCATATCTTGAGAGAAGTTATTGATGTCAATAAATCCAGCAATAACATAACAAGCAGAAGCCAAACTAGAAGCCAAGTTACCATATGCTCCAAATTGTCTTGGATTTTTAATAAGTCCTAGTTGACGGAAGTCATTATTTACTGTAAATCCTTGGTTAGCGTCTTTTGAGATATTGCTATAGAACATTAATTTCTTGGCGAACATACCAGTAATAGGATCTTTACCGTGACCTCCATATGGAGCCATTACACCACGAGCAATAGCACCATTACCGCCACCCTGATCAAACGATACTTTACACCAGCGATATCCAATTCCATAGTTTAAAACTTCAATCTTATTTATTCTGCCATTGATTACATGAGCCACTGCAGAAGCACCAGTTCCATCACCTGTAATAGTAACAGGGAAATCTGCGCCATAACCATAACCACCAGATATAACTGGGTAAGCCATAATACGACCATCTGGTGTTAACAATTCTGTGTTCGCTTGAAGTGTATTGATATCACCTGGAGATAAATCTGCAGACAATTGAGCGGAAGTTCCATCACCGCTTACTGTTAAGTTGGCATATGTATAACCAATACCACCGTCATCAATTTGAACAGATCTAATTTGACCATTAGTTATTAATGGAATAAGTTTAGCTGACGATTGAACACCAACAAAATAAGCAGTTGCGCCACTACCAGCAGAAACTGGAGTAATTGTGGCAGTTGGTAAAGCAGAATAACCTGAACCATATTTTAAGTTAGCAGTACCAGTTGCAGTAACACCAGCATATTTTAAAGTAGAAGTGCCATTGGTAGCAGTCTGTAAAACTGGAGTACCAAGAACTAATCCTGTTCCACCACCACCAGTGAATGTAATAGTTGGTGGATTAATATAACCAGTACCGCCACCAGAAATTGTGATTGCGGTAATTGTACCAGCAGAAAATACTGCAGTAACTACCGCATTACTACCACCAGTAACATCAGGTGCGCTTACTGTAAAGGTTGGGGAAGAAGTATAACCAGTTCCACCACTGGTGACTGGGATAGAAGCAACAGCACCACTAATAGTTGGGGCAACAGAAGCATGAGTAGTTCCCGATGCAGTTACTGTGTAAAGTCTATTTGAAACATAGATCTGTTGACCAATAGTGACTGCAGTGTTTGCAGTCCATAAAGTTCCAAAGGTTAGAGTTGGGGCTGATGTATAAGAATCGCCTGAGTTGGAAACAAATACTCGTGACACAGAAGTACCATTCATAATCGCTTGGCCAACAAAACCACTGCCACCGCCACCAGTCATATTTAATGTCGGAGCAGAAGAATATCCAATACCACCACTGGTCATTGTAATATCTAAAACAGAACCATTTAGAGTATATCCTGTAACTACACCACTGGTAACTGTTAACGTACCAGTTGCTCTAGTACCAATATATTTTAATCCAGCAGTACCATTTGCAACAATACCTGACTTGTGGTTAGGTCCAGGAGAAGCAGTAGTTCCTGAGACAGTGCACTCGTACATATTATTTAAATATTCTACTTTCTGACCAAGAAGAATACCAACACCAGAAGTCCATGTATTGGCTCCATTAAATGGAGGAGCCACAGTTAAAGTAGCACCAGAAGTATAACCAGTGCCACCAGCAGAAATTGTTAATGCGTTTAATAACAGTGGATCAGATGCTCTATATCCATCACCAGCAACTGTAATGTTTGCAAAACTATAATTCTGTCCAGCGTTGTCAATTTTAATATTTAAAATTTCACCACCAGAATAAAACTGCGAACGAATAGAGTTAACGACTGGCATATATACATCAGTCAAGAATTTATTACGTAGAGCAATTGGAATACTATACAAGTATTTCCACATATATCCGTCAGGCATAATAACTGGGTCTACAACAGTACCAACTGGTTTATAAGTTGAAATTGCGTTATTATTATTATCAAGAACTTTGTATACGTTAAAATCATCAGTAATGGCATAACAATTTGTATCTTCTAGACGCTGAGCACCAGAAGGAGCAATGTTAACAACTGCTGTGGCGCTGGCAGCGGATCCACCTCCACCTGAGATAGTAACTGTTGGAATAGCTGTGTAACCAGTACCACGGGAGTTTAATGTAATGCCAGTAATACTACCATTATTAAGAATAGCTGAAGCTGATGCACCAGATCCACCACCACCAGTAATAGTAATAGTTGGTGTTGAAGAATAACCGAAGCCACCAGCAATTAAATTAATACCCTGAACTTCTGTGGAGTATTGATCATCATACATATCCCAAACTTGACCTGTGACCCAATCTACTCTAGGGATTACGAAAGCCACATCGGTTGAGTTAAGTTCTTTTAAGGTAATAATTTCATTACGAGATTGTAATTCGTAATTGAAACTATCGATTGGATATGGAGGATTCGCCTCATCTGTCCAATTAATAGTTTTACCTAGAAAGTAGTAATAACGTGCACTACGATTCTGGATTTCATTATATACTGCGTTAGCAATAGAATTGCTTAACGGAGATTTTAGTAATGATGACATTTAGATTTCCAATTAGCTGATTGTAACTACCCATGTAACAGCGATAGAATCACCAGCTGCTTTATTAACTACAGGGAAGGTTGTGCGACATAGCATAGTACCAACAGATGCTGCGTTTAAAACTGCAGCTTCAGTAATAGCACCAGTACCAGTACCAGCTGGGAAGGTAGCAGTATAAGTGATAGCATTAGCAGAGTTAGAACCAGAAGCCAAAGTAACACGACCAGCTTCAGTACCCAATGTAGTATCTGATGCTCCAGGTGTTGCAGTACCAGTACCAATAGCCATGTGTGACATAATATCTGCTACTGATCCACTAACCATACGAGAAGCAATGAATGTTTTACCAGCAGAAACTACTAGGTTTTTTGCTTTACGGATTTCTTTAATATTACCATCTGGTCCACGAACAACTATCTCAAGTTCGCCAGTTGGGTTGAATGTATCGTTTAAGTTCATAATATCTCCTTAATTAGAAAGTTATTGGTGATCCAACATATGAACCACTATCATTTAAAAAGTAACCAGCTTCACCATATGGATTAACTAACAATATACCACCTGAATCTGTTGGTGAAACTGTAGAATTTTCAGTTGGACCTGCTAGAGTAGCATGGGTTCCAAGAGGTTTTGTTGAAGCAAAGTATGGTAATGTTCTATTTAGTAATGTTCCAGTAAAGTCAATAGTGCCTACTGTATCACTATCAAGAGTTACACCATTATTTAAATAATGATCATATGCTACTGAGTTAAGAATCTTAGAGATATCTTTGATTTCTAGGTTATTACCTGATACCGCTGAATCTGATACCGTAATAGAAAGAATCTTAATTAGAGATTCAATAGCAGTTTGAATTGTAAATTCATTACGTAAATCATACTCACCGAAAACTGCCATACCAGCAGGGTGAATTAAATTCTTAACAATAGTTTTATATGTATTTAAAGATTGGTCAATCTTAATGACATATGAGAATGCTTGGTAATAGTTACTATCTTGAATATAAATCGCATCATCCAAGAATCCATCATTATTAACATAGTACCCTGGATATTTAGCAAGCGGTCCAAGAGATACTTTAATAATCGCAGGAGTTGTGGTAGTTGCAACAGAGTTAGCAGAACTAATACCAAACTCACGAATAGTTAAACCAGCATATGTTCCATCAATCGCTGCTGGGCGCAAATTAACAACAGATGTTAGTGAACTAGAAGTAGTTCCTGCAAAATTAGAAACAAGTGTTAGACTTGTATTACTTGCAATACTTAATACCTTATACTGAACACCACTGAGTGTTAGAAAGTCGCCAAACTCAACTTGCGTAGTAAATAATGTTCCAACACCAGTAACAGTTGCGCTGCCATTCGTTGCAGTAAGAGTCCCAGTTAAAACTGAACTTACTGCTAAGTTATAGTCTGCAGTATTTAGAGATCCACTTTCGGCGAAACCATATGTACTTTCCGAAATACCCAATGCAACAGATTTGTTTGCTGGCGCCAAGAAACTATCAACACGAGAAATTATAACACCTTCTGTTGAAGCAGTATCTTGACCTTTCTGTGAAACAATTGAAGATGAGAAATCTGTGGTGTATCCAGTTCCGTATTTAATAAATTGCGCTTGAGTAATACCACCAGTAGAATTTACCTCGGAAACTTTCATAATACTTCCGTAACCTTGGAAGTTATTAATATTATAAAGGTCGCCTACTTTAAACCCAGTTCCAGGTGCTTCAACTTTTAATGTTGATGTAGTTGGTAAAATTAAACCATTAAACACTAAATTGTTATTATTATCAAGATATCGTAAAGTATCGCCAACAGAAATAATACCAAAGAAACGACGATCTATGATAAACTCATAAGTATCGTCTGAAATTCTAATTGCACGATCTACTTCAACCTCAACGTATTGGCGACGATCAACAAGAACTCGAACTACTTTAGATTGAGTAACAACGTCTACTAATTTACCAACAATATCTTGTGGGCTACCAATTAAAATCTTTACGAAAACCGAAACGTCTTGATTCCATTTACCATCAGAAGCACGTAGCATCTGAGTGGATGGATAGTTAATCGTAATGTCTTTGTTGAATAAAATTCTAAAAAGAAGTTTATAGGATGCTTCACTACCTTTTGCAAGATAAAGATCTTTAATTCTGGATATTAAGAATCGCTCATCAACAGTTGAATATGGTATCTTTGCTGCTAATTCATCTTTAAAATATGTAATGAATGCATCAAGAGTAGTATCAATATCTCTTAATGTAGTAGGATCTTTCTGCGTTGTTTCTAAAAAATCGTAATACGCTTTTAGGAAATCAACGAATGTTTGATACTCATCCCTGATAAACTCAGGTAGCTGTGATGCTACTATGGATGAGACTTTAGGTCTTGTAATCATTATGAACGACTAGGAGTAAATGTGTAGTTATAACC